TGCAAATGAATACAGTATGAATACTTCATCAAATACTTATGTAGCATGGAACTGGAAAGCAGGAGGCACAGCATCCTCTAACAGTGACGGCACAATTACCAGTTCAGTAAGTGCTAATCCTACGGCAGGTTTTTCTGTTCTTACATACACCGGAAATGCAACGGCAGGCGCAACAGTAGGTCATGGACTTAGCCAAGCACCGGAACTGGTGATAAACAAAGTTAGAGGATCAGCAACTCAGTGGTATGTAAACGCAACCGCTGTGAGTGACACAAGCAACAAAGTGTTAATGCTTAATGCTACTGACGCATTAGATTCTGGAACACTGTATTTTAACGATACTAATCCAACGGCAACGCTTATCACTTTAGGATCATATGGCAATTTAAATTCTACAGGATCAAATGTAATTTATTGCTGGCACTCTGTAGAAGGCTACAGCAAGGTAGGTAGTTACACAGGGAATGGGTCGGCGGATGGGCCCTTTATCTATACTGGTTTTCGACCCGCTTTTGTTGTTATGAAACGAACTGATAACACTTCTAACTGGGAAATTCTTGACAACAAAAGAGACCCTGACAATAAAGCATATCTTGATTTGTCTGCAAATAGTAATGCCGCTGAAAATGCTGTTGATGGGACAACTATAGATATGGTTTCTAATGGCTTTAAGCATCGTGATGGAAACAGTACAGGCACTAAAAACTTGAGTGGCGCAAATTATCTTTATTTGGCTTTTGCCGAGTCACCATTCAAGACAGCTAACGCTAGATAAAAAGTATAAATAGTAATAACAAATAACATCATGGTAACATGGTACAACATAGGAGAGTAAAAAATGTGGTACGTTGATGGAGTAGGACCAATAAAGACCCCAAGGGGCATTACAAAGGATGGCGTTCAACATCCAAGAAATATTTTCACACAATGGTCAAAGTCAGAATTGGCTGCCATTGGTATTAAACCCGCAAGCATTACATCAGTAGATCAAAGATACTACGACACGGGCGAACTAACTTGGGATACATCTGGTGCAGAAGCAGTCGGCACATATGCTACAACTGCAAAGTCTACAGCAAGTCTCAAAGCAAACATGGTACAAGAAGTCAATGCTATCGCTTCAGGTCGTTTGGCATCGTCTGACTGGATGACCATTCGTGCGGCAGACGGCGGTACAGCAATTCCTAGTGCCTGGGCAACATATCGCACAGCACTACGAACAACTGCTAATGCTAAAGAAACAGCAATCAATGCATTGGCTAATCTTGATGCTATCAAAGCATATCGGGCACACCCAGTAACATACACACGCAAGACATACAACAGTGAAACTGAGGCATGGGGTTCACCTAATGCCACGACAGACACAACGGTAGATAAAGTATCTTGGACAGAACTAGGTAGTCACGCTGACTCTTGGCCTACTGCTCCAGATCATCCTGCCGATCCAAGTTTCGTAAGTGTGGCTAACACATAATAAATACAGTAGAGAGAACTAATTATGCCATTAACTAAAGTAGAAGTAAAAGCAATCAAGGACGGTACAGACGGACAGATAATTACTTGGGATGCTAGTGCAAAAGCAAAGGCAGTCGGACCTGGCACTGCTACTCAGGTACTAACAAGTAACGGCGCTGGTGCCGAACCTTCCTTTCAAGATACGGTAGACAATGCTGCAGCTATGGCATTGGCGCTCGGGGGATAAAACATGGCGAACACATTTAAAAATGCAGCTGCAGCAGTCGGCACATCAAGAACGGACGTTTATACTTGTCCAGGTTCAACTGCGGCAGTTATACATTCTGTTTATCTGTCAAATATAGATGGAACAAATAGTGTTGATGCTACAGTCGAAGTTTATGATAGTAGTGGAACTGCTTACTTTCACATAGGTAAGACACTTCCAGTACCAGCAGACTCTACATTGGTTCTTGACAAACCAATTAACCTAGAGGCCGCAGATAAACTTACGGTTACAGCTTCAGCAGCAAGTGACTTACAGTGTTTCATTAGTGTATTGGAGATCACCTAATGCCTTACATGGGTAAAAGTGTAGATAACAAATCATCTGAAATTAGACGATTTGATGTTACAAGTTCAACAAGCGCAACTCATACATTGAGTTGGACTGCACCTAGTGAACAGTCTTTGATTGTCACTATCAATGGTGTTAAACAACACGAAGATGCATACAGTGTATCTGGCACTACACTTACGCTAACATCTGCTTTGGTTGCTACCGATAAATTAGAAGTGATTGGTATCAATGATATTGGAAGTACAATAACTCCAGGACCAGGTTCTGTTAATGAAAGTCAATTGGGTAGTGATTCTGTTAGCACTATTAAACTGCAAGATAATGCGATAACAAACGCCAAGATGGCAGATGATGCTGTTGGTCTTGCAGAACTATCAGCAACAGGAACACCATCAGCATCAACCTTTTTAAGAGGTGATAATGCTTGGGCAAGTGCAGCTGCCGGACTAACATCGGTGCAAACCTTTACTTCATCAGGAACGTGGACGAAGCCGTCTGGCATAACAAAAATAAACATTACTGTAATTGGTGGCGGAGGCGGCGGTGGTGCGGGTCATCAAACGACTGCTTACGGGGCTTATGGAGGTCAAGCTGGAGGAACGGCACTGAAATTTGCCTATGACGTTTCATCTAAATCAAGTGCAACAATTACAATAGGTGCTGGGGGTGCGGGTGGCACTTACAGTGCATCGAATGACAATCCTGGCTCAATAGGAGGAAACTCCTCTTACGCTGATGGCACCCTAACAATGACAGGAACTGGTGGTGGCTTTGGCCATTCAAGTCATTCAAGTGCCAACGCTTTTACTCCTGCATCTGTATCTTCTGGAGGCGACCTTAACTTGACGGGGCAGTATCCTAATATCGTTCCATTTAACTATTATATTGGTGGTGGTGGTGCAGATGCCTACTTGTTTAATGGTGGCGCTAATGAAGTATACAACGGAACCGGAGGCGCCGCACGTAGCTATGGAGGCGGTGGTGGTGGCGCAGGAAATAAAAATGACAATGGTGGAGCAGGTTTTGCCGGAATCGTTATTATTGAGGAATATAAGTAATGACTAGAACTACAATTAAATCAACTGACATTACAGACGGTTCAATCGTAAACTCTGATGTAAATGCAAGTGCTGCTATCGTCGCATCAAAGTTAAGTGGTGTAGAGTCTGGACTAACATCAGTACAAACCTTTACCTCATCAGGAACCTGGACAAAGCCATCAGGAATTACCAAAGTTATGGTAGAAGTTCAAGGAGCAGGTGGCAGTGGTTGTGCTGCACCTCATCCTAATGATACTTCTTCAACTGCAGGTGCGGGAGGGGGGTATGCAAGAAAACTTATTAATGTTTCTTCCATCTCTACAGCAACAATTACCGTAGGCACTGGAGGTGCCGCAATTAGTGCAGGAGGAGGTACAGGGAACACAGGAGGTAATTCTACTTGGGCTGACGGAACCAATACCGTAACTGGAAATGGCGGTACTGGTGGTCACTATAGCAGTTACGCTTCTGTACTTGGAGGAACAGGCGTAGGTGGAGATGTGAATATACAAGGACAAAGAAATCTTACGTTTAATTATGTAGGAAACACTGGAGGAAGTTCAGTTCTTGGATTTGGAGGTAGCGGAGGATATACCACTACTGCTCTTGGCGCACCTTCTGGATATGGTGGCGGTGGTGGAGGTGATTATCAAGGCGTATCAGGCGCCGGAACTGACGGCATCGTCATCGTAACAGAATATAAATAAACACAATAGGAAAGTAATAAAATGGCAAATTACGCAGTAGTAGAGAGTGGCACAGTCACTAATATAATTAATTGGGATGGTTCTTCAGATCATGCAGATTCTAGCAAATTCGTCGCTGATGATGGTAGTGCTTGGATTGGTGCTACTTGGAATGGTTCATCATTCTCAACCAAAACAGACCCACGAACAACAGATCAAATAAACGCAGATGCTGTTGCTGGTATGCGATCAGAACGAAATAGACTATTAGCAGAAACAGATTTCTATGCTCTGTCCGATGTCACGATGTCATCTGATATGACAACTTACAGACAGGCACTACGAGACTTGCCTTCTGGTAAAACAACTAAAGCACACGTTGATGGTGCTACATGGCCAACAAAACCATAGAGAATAAAAAATGGCACTAACTAAAGTCACAACAGGAACGATTGCTTCCGAAACCATTAAGTCAGCAAACATTGAAGATGGTGCTATTGTTAATGCCGATGTAAATGCAAGTGCTGCTATCGTCGCATCAAAGTTAAGTGGTGTAGAGTCTGGACTAACATCAGTACAAACCTTTACTTCATCTGGAACCTGGACAAAGCCATCAGGAATCACGAAGGTCATTGTTGAGATTCAAGGCGCCGGTGGTGGCGGCTCTTGCGACTCTAGCATAAATAACGCTAATACCGGCGCTGGTGGAGGTTATGCAAAGAAATTTTTGAATGTCTCATCT